CCGAGATTGGCTACGTAACGACCCCGATAACCACCCGTGTTATTGTCGAACACCCAGCCGTAAAAACGGCTTGCCAGGAAACCGGCTAAATACTCGTTTTGGCCTGTCTGGTACTTGTTGACCCAGTCGTCCCCGGCGGTAATGACGGGCCGCTTCACCCAACCCGCTATGGTGAATCCACCGACGCAACTCGTCGTCCAGAAGTCGAGGTCTTGAAAGTCAACGTAATCGTTGGTGCCATCAAAATCCAACGCCCAGCCCAGCGGCGTCACTACCCAATCGGTAGCCAGGTCCATTGTCGTAAGCGTACCGTTGTGGCGATACCCGCTCACGTCACGCAACGTCGCACCGGTCGGGCCCAGCGGAGCGTGGGCATTGAGCGCGAGCCCGTTCCACAAGCCGGGATTCAAGGCCATGGCCCTTGCTTTGGCGTATCGGCTATATGATGGGGATGCCGTGGACATCAGACTCCCGTCATCTTCTCAATGTCAATCCTAGTGAAGATCGTACAGTCGGCGTCGTCGTTCCAGACCAGTATGCGGGCTGTGGATGCTCCGGCGGGAACGAAGAAACGATGCTCCGTGACGACGTTAAACACAGGAACGGGATCAGCTTCGGATGGGTCGTGAGTTTGCTCCAACGCATCCAATACCGTGATTGATACGTCGTTTGTGAAACCGTTATTGCGGACAACTTCCGAATACGCACCTGCTTCGACAAAGTAGAGATCGTTTTTTGTTTCAAACTCATCGCCTACGCCCGTGCTGGCCACGAATAGAGTATTCCCTCCACTTACCGATATTTGATCTACAGTCGTCCCTACCGCTGTGCCACCCGGGGTTCGTACCTCTTGTTCCACACGCCAACCGTCAGTGTCGTTCTGCGCATTCGTTTGCAGCGTAATCAATGCTCCGTTGGCGTGGGGATTGGTTGTGTTCTGAGCCACAACGACGGTGATGATATTCTCATACACCGCCGACAGGTCAATCTCGGCACCCTTGCGAATCGTGGCGACTGCAATTTCTGCCCACGCATCAACTTCCAAAACACTTTTAGCGATCGCCATGGCTACACCTCCAATTCGCTGTTGAGTGCCGTCACGACTTGATCCAGCGTAGCGTTGTTGAACAGGGCGTCCACTGCCGCGTACTGGTCGAAGGTAGCTTGCATTCGTGTGAGGACGCTGGTAGCAACGTCAGTCACGTTCTGCCCCAGTTTGTAGACGACGGAGAACGATCGCCGAAGGACGACGTCGGCGTCTTCGCGGAGCGTCAACTGAAACGTGATGTTCCAGCATTTCGGCATCCGCAACGAGACGCCTTGCTTTTCTACTGTAGCCGTGAGTGCCATCAATTCATCCTCCCAAAACAAACTCCGACCGGGCGGGCCGAGCGAGAAACCCAACCCGGCCGGAGCGTTCCCAATCACTTACGCAAGTCGGCTAACGGGTGGCAGTGCCACCAGCCGAGTCAATCGCAGGCCAGGTGTCAGGCGTGCAAAGCGTCTCGCCGGAGCTGCTGTGTCCGCAGGTGCCGGAGCTGATCAGCATGTACCGCGGATTGCTTACCGCAGCCACGCCACGCTCAGTCCCCTTGAACTGCGCCACAATGTCCCGATCCCATTCGTCCTGGGCGTTTGGCGGCGCCCGCAACGTCTGGATCGGCCAGTTCTCCCGGTAGGAGAACGCCTTCTTGAAGTCGCCCAACCACCACAACTCGTTCGGCGTGCCGAAGTCGTGAGTCGCAGCGGCTTCCGCCCGGCACAGCACACCCATGTCGATCAGCGTGTAGCTGCGGGCGCTCTTCGGGTTCGGGCTGACCGTGACCACGCCACCGGCCGTCGTGTGCCGCACATCCATCGCGTTGAGGATCCGCAGGGCGTTGGCGTAGGCAGCCGGCATGACGCCGATCTGCCGCCCGCCGATCGAAATCGGCTGGCTGGTGTTCGGATCGGTCATGCCCTGGAAGAGCTGCTCGGCGATGTCGATGTTGGTCCAATCGACCAGGTTCTGGCTGTGGATGTTGGTCCACGGGTTCCCGGCTGCACCTGGGTAATAGGTGTCGTATGCCGTTCCCTGCCAGTTGTAGTTGGACGTGATGCCGAGCACCATCTGGTAGATCTCCCGGGCCTTGCGGTAACCGAGCACCTCGCCGACCTTGCCGGCACGTTCGAGGACTTGGCCCGTGCGGTCGAAGAACACCGCCTCGCGGGTGATCGGTACGATCAAGCCGTACTTATGCCCGCGGGGCATGTCCTGGTAGTCCTCGCCAAATCCCACGCGGGGATACGGCAATCCTTCCTGAATCGGCTCGGCCACGTCGCCTAGCCCAGCGAAGCCCGGCTTGCGCTCAAGGTCGTTCGTGATGTTCGGCTCCGTCGTGACCAGCTCGTTAGCCGGACCGATGGCAAGCTCGTATTCGTCGATCATCCGGGTCGTCACAACCCGGCCGGTGATCTCGGCAAACGCCGTCGAGTCGACGCCGTCGCCGGCTTCGGTCAACAGGACCTGCGGATCGCGTCGTGCCTCCAGCACTCGGCGCTCGCCGAAACATACACACGCCGTCTCGAAGAGGCTCAGATCTGCGGGCTCCAGGTGCCCTTCGACCTTTGGATCGAAGGCACTGCACACCTCCGCGATGAATTCGCGCGAGGTCATCGCGCCCTTCATCTTCTGCATTTCTCTGTAATTGATTCCGGGCATGATAGCCCTCCTGTTCTGGGTAGCGGTTCAATGGGCCATTGCCCACGGAAGCCACGGTTGTTTCGTTACGTGCCGGACGAGCTGGAGCTGGTGAAGTGGTCGTCCTGTTCGATCTCGCAGCAGGTCATAATCCTGGTGCAGAGCTTCAACTCGATCTCGACGTCTCCTGCACGGGCCGGTTTGTTGAGCAACCCGACGGCCCGCTCCATGCTTGTCAACGGGACCTGCTCGACTTGCTGGTCAAGCAACGCGGTTCCGGCGGCGTTTTCGTCAACACCGAACGGAATCCCAAGCGGCAGTGCCGCAGCCAGCGCGGCGACCGTATACTTGAAGACGCCGTCCGTATCCACGCGAATGACTGCCACGTCGGCCGGATCGTGGCTGGCGCGGTGCCGCTGAGCAGCGACGCCCAGGAACCGGTACGCGAAATAGTGCTGGTTGGCCCCGAGACTCGCCCGGTCGGCAATCGTAGACGCCGGGCGTGCCAGGCCGTCGGCATACTCCATGTAGAGCAGGTCGCCGATCTCGACATCTTCCGTCGCTCGCACCGGGCACTCGACGGGGTTGGTTTCCCCATGATGGTATCGCATGACGTTTGCCATGAGATGTCCTCCTGTAAACGATGTGTCAGTTGTGGCGCACCCGTGGGCCGCCGTTGTGGGTCCTACTTCCGCAGCCGGTTGGCCACGTCCGCGGGCTTGGCCCGCTCGCCCTCGCCTTCGGTGAGGCCCTGCTCGGTACTGAGCGGCCTGCCCGAGCCGTCCATCTTGGCGATCGCCTGGCGGTCTTCGATCAGCGCCTTGCGGGCTGCGGGGTCCTTTGCTCCATAGAGCTGCTCGCGGAAGACATCGGACACAATCGGCTCGGGCAGCTTGGCCTCGGCCAGTTCCTTCTCGACGGTCACCTTCAGGGCGGCCATCGTCTCGGCTGCCTTCAGGCGATCGTTTTCCTCGGTGAGCGTTTTGATCGTGGCGGCGTTCTTTGCCACCTCCGTTTTCACGGATTCGGAATTGACGTGCTCCTTGACGGCCGTCTCGCGGATCGACTTTAGCAAGTCGGGCTGATCGGCCTGGAGCGATTCGAGGGTTGCTGGCATATCGCCATCCTCCGTATCTTGGTCCTGGGCATGTTCGTACAGCCCTTTCGTGGTTGCGGGGTCGGCGACCAGATCGACCGACTGAACCCGCGTGATTTCTTCTACGACGACCTTGCCGTTCGATCGGGAAACCTTCGCCGCGACGTTGTGGCTGAACCCGACGTTCTCCGGCGAGTGCTCGGCATCCCAGAAAAGCTGCTCGGCGATCGGGTGCTTGGGGTTGAAGTGGAAGTCGGCGAACAGGCCGCCATCCCCCTGGCCGATCCGGACCTCCCGCATCGTGCCCAGCCGGTCGCGATAGTCGCGGGGCTGCGTCGGGTTCCCGTCCGGGTGGTTCAGATTGACCTTCGAGCCCTCGTAGAGCCGGGCTGCTGCCGCGATCGTCTGCTTGGGGTAGGTCCGGCCATTGGCCGATTCCAGGCCGAGGATCTTGACGCCCTCGATAATGCCCTTTTCCCGGTCGACCTTCAGGCGAACCCCCCGGCTGTCGGTGAATTCGCAGATTTCGCAGATTTCGCACTTGGCTTTCGTGCTCATAGAATCGGCCTCCGCCGCCGTGGGGCAAAAGAAAAGGGGCCGAGCGATCTCTCGCGCGGCCCCTGGACGGGCTGCGAAGGGTCCAGCTTCTCCCGATGTACGGTCGGTTCAGCCGATCTAGGCCGGCGGGTGAACGCCGGCCCCAATTCCGTGTTACGTTGTCATTGTTGGATTAGGGGGGGGTGGCTGTCAAGGGGGATTTCGGGGATTATTAGCCAAACCGGGCTTCGTATACGGGGGTCTCGATCTTCTCCTCGATCTTGTCCAGCCGCTCCAGGATGGCCACCTGGGCCTCCATAATGGCTCGCTGATTCGCCAGCCCCCTTGTCCTGAGTTCGTAGGGCGATGAAGGTAGCCGCATCTTCACAGCGCCCGTCACCGTGTTCATTTCCCGGGCCGGGGTCTGCGCAGTGAGCATCTTCTCGGTCTCTGCCAAGCAAGTCTTTAATCTGTCAGTCATTTCGCTCTCCTCGTGGTTATCGCCCCGCATCAGCCCGCTTCTTCGCCGCAGCATACGTCCCCAGATTCGCCGGTGGCAGCCCGGCCGTCAAGTCGGCCTCCAGGCCCGGGATGGTGTAGCAGAGGCAGTTCGGCCCCAGCGGTATCATCGGCAGCGGGTTCCCGTCGCTCCGCACCCAGCCCGAGCCCGTCTTGTGGTAGACCCCCTCCTGGGCTATGTGATCATCCCGGCTGTCCGGCACGTGCGCATTGAAAAACTCGATCGTGCCGAACAGGTCCCGATCCGCCTCGATCGTGGCTTGCAGCCCGGCCTCGGCAATCCGCACCCCCTCCGTGCGGGCTATCCGCTGGGCCTTGTAGTTGATCCCGGCCGCCGAGCCGTCTGGGTTACGCTCGATCAGCGACCGGATGGCTGTGGATAGCTCACCGATGCTCGAAGCCCCTGTAGGGGCCGTGACGTGCGTCAGGATCGATTGTCGCAGTGATGCCAGGTCATTGCCGATAACGGTCTTGATCCGGCGCATAGCGTCCAGGCCGTCGGGTGCCGTCGTGCTGTTCAGGATGGCGTTTACGTCCGGCACGCTGGGGGGCGGGAATTCGAGCCGCCGGATGATCTCCATAGCCTCTTCGCGGGTGGCCGCCCCGCTAAGGATTTTCTCCCACTCAGTGCTGGCCAGCAGTTCCCACGGCGGTAAGTCGCCTGGCAGGCCGGTAGGCGGATCCGCTGCCTCGGTGGTGCCGTCCCCGATCTGCATCGTCAGCGGGGCGGTTCTGGAGAACCAGATATCGATCGGCACGCTACGAACGACGATGTTCGTGGCCGAGAGCCAGGACCACTGCCAGATGTCCTGTAGCGTCTTCTCCATGGCCGCGGCGGCGTCGGCGGGGATTGCCCGGATGATCCGATCGACACGCTGCATGACGGCGTCTGATCCGCCCCGGTTGGCTGCCACGATGCCGATCAGCCGGTCGAAGATATCGCCGGTAGCCCGGTCGAAGTTCCGGCCGGCGGCGCGGATCGCCCGGTCCCGCTGGTTGCGGCGGGCACGGAAGCCGGTCTGGAGTCGGCGTTGGGCGGTGGTGGGCATGGTTACCTGAAAGTCCGGTCCGCTTCCACGTCACGTTTCGGCACCAGCATAGCTAGCGGCGCGGCCACCGTCGCCGCCAGCGTGCCTAAAAAGCTACGTCTTCTCACGGTCGTTTCCTTTCCTTCAGCGGTCCATGTTTCCCGCACCAGTCGGCATCCTCCCACCACAGGGCAAACGATGCACCCAGGGCGAAGCCAGCCAGCACGATTACCGCTACGACGATGACTGCGGGGGTGATCGGGCTCATTGCTCGTCTTCCTCCTCGCCCTCTTCATTGGGAACTTGCCCCGGTTGCTGCCCCTGCTGAAACAGCGGGTTGGTGTCCATACCCGCAAACGGATCGCTCGCCTCTGTCTCTTTTTCGATCAAATCTCTTTCCGTGTCTGGGTCCAGATCCTGCCGGATAGCCGCCGTGTGCTTGCTCATTACTTTGTTAGTGACCAGCTTCATGTCGGCCTCGGTCTCGACGGCCCGATCTCTGGTCTCCAGCCGCGGCGGCTCCACGTCCACCTCGGTCGCCTCCCGGGCCTCTAGGCTCAGCTTGCCCTGTTCGACGGCCAGGTCCAGGGCCAGCTCGATCACCTCCCGATCGTCCTCGATCATATCCCACTGTAGCCGGTTGAACTGCTTGACGGCAGGCCCTTCGGCCACCATCGTCGACGAATAGTTCGCGTTGCTGGCGTCGCTCGTCAACATGAATTCCGGCATCACCAACCGGCTGGCCACGCTGCGGAGAATCGCATCGCGGACCCCGATAAAGGCATCCGGCCTGACCTTGCTCGAAGGAAACTCGTATTCGATCCCCTGGTCTGCGTCCAGGATCGTGCCCGCCCCGAATTTCTTGTGATACTTCGTCGCTTTCGTGTACGGGCTGGTGGTCTGCACGTCGGCATTGTTGGCGACGAAATTGCTGATTGCAGTCGCCGTGGCGCTGGCGTGCTTCCTTATCATGGCGATCGCCGATTGGATCGTCGACATTACGGCCATGTTCCGTTGAATCGTGTCGACCCGCTGGAGGTCCTTCGAGCACGGGAAGAACAGCGGGATGCCGCGTTTCACGTTTGCGTCCACGCCCAGCTTGCGATGCTGAATCTCGGCGGCGTCGACCAGCTCGCCGTCGATCCAGTAGCCCTTAACCGTCTCGACGTCGTCCGGCTCGGTCACAATGCCATAGCTCGCGTTGTCGTCCGTGCTCGCATCCGGCTTGCTTACCTGGCTGGGCTCGACGGCACGCACCAGCAGCCCCTTCTCTGTGTTCTTGAAGAACCGCAGGAACACCTCCCCGTCGCGGTCCTTCCTTCTGACGATCTCCTGCTGCCGCTTGTGCCACTTGTTGACCTTTACGAAGTCGTCGATCACCGCCTGCACTTCGGCCACGGTCGCATCGCTGGCGGCCTTTTCTGCATCGCTGGCATCCACACCAAGAGCTTCCTTGGGGCCGGCCGTATAAATATGCCCCGAGCCAACGACGTAGTTGACGCGGTTCTCGTGGCCGTTGATGGCGTATTCGTTATAGGTGGCCAGGTTCCGCCCTTCGCGACGGGCTCGGGCAAGCTGCTCTTCGTCGACCAGTGGGCTACTGCGGCCGGCCACGTCCTCGCCGCCCAGCGGGCGCCAGACCTCGCCGGACTCCGGATCGCGGAACCGCTCCTCGGGATCGATCCAGCCGTCGCCGATGTCGAAGGCGGCCTCCATCATCGTGCGGAGGCCCTGTTGCCACTTCTCTGCCCAGGGGCGGAGCTGCTCGTCCATGCCGGCGGACATGCCGCCCGGCAGCACGTCTTGGATTGTTGTTCCGATCATGGCTTTGTTTCCTAATTGTTAAAACCGATGCTCAGTTCGTCGCCCCAGCTACCGCCCGCAACCTCCAAATTGCCAATCCATTCAGTTTTGCGTTCTCGACCGCTCCACCATACGACCTGATAATCGACGTAGTTCTGCTCCTGGATACGAACCTGAAGAATCATCGCCGAGATATCCTGTTTCGGCCCAATCTTGACGCTGCTACCTGGCTTCAGTACGTCCAATCTCACATCACACCTCCCATAGCTTCGCAAAGGTTACCGCCCAGGCCATCGGCCTTCATCCCCCATATCCCGATCAGCGTCTCCACGGCGATATGTAGGGCGTCGGGGCCGTCGTCGTGGTCGTCATGCGGAAAGTTTTGTAATTGCTTCACCAGTAGCTGTGCCCCGCGTGAACCACCCTTGAACCTGATTAGGCGATTCTCCAGCAGGGGCGATAGCTGCCGGATCCGAATATCCTTCCTTAGTGTATTCTGTTTCCTGACAACAGGGAAGGGCACGGCGATACTCCGGCTCTTCGTGAGCATATTGTCGGCCAGCAGGCCGTCGTATTCGTTGGTTTCCACGCCGAAGGCGGCGAACTTCCAGCGGAGCTGCAAATCCATCGCCGCGTCGACAATCACGCCGGCGGGGCGATCGTTGGCCATATCGGCGTCGACGTACCACAGGCCATCGGTGCCGTAGACGATCCACACGAAGGCGGAATAGTCGCCCCACTTCGTGCCGATGCCCTTGCTTGGGTCGAGGCCCGCCACCTTGATCCTAAAACTCCGCGGCCAATCGTTGAACCAGATTTCCGGGCCAAACAAGTCGGCGGGCCATTCCGTACCGCCGGCGTGTCGCGGATCCTGCTGGTACATCGCCGCAAAGCGGGTGGGGCCGATCGTGGCCTTGATCTTGTGCAGGGCGGTTTGTGTCTTGAAGCCGGGCCACAGGGGTTCGCCTGGCACCCTGGGGTCGTCTGGGCTGTCCCTGTCGGAACGCAAAGCCTCGAAGTCGATCACCATCCATTGATCGGCATTGTCATCCTCTATCGCGGCCGCCAGCAACATACCGGCTAGGTCCTCAAGGTGCCAGCGGGTCATCGTTAGCAGGACACGGGCATCCTTCCGAAGCCGCGTGTAGAACGTACCTCGATACCAATCATATATCTTCTCCCGGATCCTGGGCGAATATGCCTGCTCATCATCCTTGATCGGATCGTCGATGATAGCGTGGGTGGCACCCATGCCGGTAATGCCGCCTCCAACACCAGTGGCTCGATAGACCCCTTGATGATCCACTACCTCGAAGATATCGCTATTGCGTACCCAGGTGCCGTGTCTGACATTGTGACCGAACAGCCTGGTATTTGGGAAGAGCCGATGATACCTTTCTTCGTCGATGATCCGTTGCGTATCCCGGTTCATGCGACGCGACAAGTCAGCCGAGTAGGTGCTCGCGATGATCGAGGCATCCGGATCCCGGCCCATGATGTACGCCGGCAGCCTTCTGGACACCAGCTCGCTCTTGCCGTGTTGTGGTGGCGCGAAAACCATAAGCCTTGTGATCTCGCCCGATACCCACTTGTCGAGGTAGTTGCAGATTGTCCGGTGGTGCCAGTTGGTTTGATATTCGGGAAACGTGTACTCAGTGAACGCGGCCATTTCCGTTCGAGCCTTGCGGCGGCGTAGCATCTCCTCTGCGGCCTCTGGCGGCGATGGTTGCGAGTTCGACATCGGTAAGCTCCTCGGCCGGTACTACAGCCGCATTTACCCCCACGGTGCCGGCCAGTTCGATCGCACGGCGTTCGATGTACTTGTCGGGCATGTTGGCCTTCAG